AACGCCTTCGCCTCCGAACACCGGGATGATCGTGATCGAGTGAAAGCCGTCGGTGTCCAGGGTGCCATTGGCGTCGGCGGCGCGCGCCGCGGCGGCGAGGACTTGCACCACCTTCAGTTGGTTGACCAGGTCGAACCGCATGGAAGAACCTTTCGAGAAGCGAACCAGAAAAGCCGGAGCGGCGAACCACTCCGGCAGGCTGGGAGGTTGGGGTTAAGCGGCGGTCTGGATGCCCTTGTAGGCCTGGCTAATCACCACGCCGCCGCCGACGCGCTTGGTCACGTAGAACAGCACGTAGGGCTTCAGGGTGAAGGGATCGCGGAGGATCCGGACGCCGATGCGGTCGATGATCGTGTAGGCCCGGCGGAAATCGCCGAAGAGCACCGGGATCTTGGTGTCAGCCACGTCGGGCATGTGATCGGCGATCGTCGTCGGGAAGCCAAGCAGCGTCGACGGCGTCCCGGCCTGCATGCCAGGCTGCCAGATGTATTGGCCGTTGGCGTCCTTGATCTTGCGGATTCGCGCCTCAGTGAAACGGTTCATCATCCACCGGGCATTGCCACGATAGGCGGTGCGCAGTCGCGCCACGCACTCGATGAAGACGTCGCCGTCATTGTAGACCGGGCTCGCTTCACCCGACCCACCCAACTTGCCGGCGTAACCGGACTTGACGATGCCGAGCTTACCTTGCGCAGCTTCGGTCGAGCCGGTTTCGATGGTGGTGGACAGAGCGAGAAGGCCGCGCGGCTTGTTCGTGCCGTTGCCGTTGATGAAGGCGTCGCCTTCCTGTTTCTCGAACTCGGCGTAGGTCTCCTCGGCGATGAACTGCTCGAGGTTGATGTAGGCGTCGTCGAGGATCGTCTGGGTCGCGGCGACGTTGGCGTAGACCTCATGCGTCGGGATGGACACCTCGGCCAGATCAGACGGGTTCGTCTGCGGCCGGGCGTCGGTCTCGCCGACCCAGCCCGAGCTGTTGTTGCTCTTGGAAACCGGGCGCTTGTAGAGCGCGCCGCCGACCTGGCGCACCGTCGCCACCTGGCGCACGGGCGAGCTGTCGCGCAGAAGCTTGGCGATGTCGCGGTCGACTTCCGGCGCGGTCAGGTAACCGCCTTCGACGTTGTTGCCTTCGCTCATGGCGCGCTTTTCCAGGCGCTCCGAGATGTCGCCGCGGCGCATGTAGCGCTGCCAGTCGGCGCGATACTCGCGGGCTTCGGGCTCTTCGTTGTCGTTGGCGCCAGGGGCGCCGGCGCGCTTGGCGCGCAGCTCGAAGTCTTCAAGGCGCTTTGCGAGATCGCCGACAGCGGTGTTGATGCGGTCAACCTTTTCGGTCGTGACGGCGTCGGCCGTGCCGCGCTTTTTGACCTCTGCCATCTCGGCGGCGTGGGCGTCTTTGAACTGGTTCCAGGCGGTTTGCAGCGCCGCAATGGCGGTGCGGGTTTCGAGATCGGCGGGCGCCGGGGCGGTTTCGCGCGTCTCGAGGACGGGTTTCGCAAGCACGTTGCGCATGGGGGTCAGCCTTTAAGGGTTGCGGCCGCGCTCCGGATGAGCTCAGCCAGGGTCGGTTCCGCCCGCGCATCCCGCGCTTGAGCCTCTGGCTCCGGATCGGGCACGTCGCGCGCCTCGCCCTTCGCCCACATTGAAGCCATCGCCTTTGCCGCATCCCGCGGCGCGCCGATGTCACGCAACGCCCGTTCAACCTCGCGGCGTGTGCTCTCGGCGTGGATAAGCCCGCGCATCCCGGTGATGCCTGCTTCCCGGTTCGACGGGTTCGAACACTGGCTGACCTCGTAGAGATCAACGTCGGTGATCTCGGCGGCGGTAGTGATGGCCTGGGTGATGAAGCCCACCGAAAGGCCTGTGGCGATGCCTTCCGCCAGCAGCGCCAGGCCGTGATCGCCGAAGGGCGAGCGGACATACCGCCCGCGCACATAGAGGCCGCGATCGTCCTCGCGCATCTCCTCAAACGCGCCGATCAGCGTCGACCAGTCGTGCATGAGGCAGAAGTCGGGCCACTTCCCTTTCGCGCGCCATTCCTTGAGCGTGCGGTCGAAGCAGCCTTTGACAAAGGTCGTGCCGTAGGTGTCGCGCACCCCGAAGACGCTGGCGTAACCGTCGAAGGTGCGGCTGCTGGCGTCTACCTTCAGGCCGTCCAAGGCGGCGAAGCGACGCTGGAGGTCAGGCTTGGTATTGCGGATTTGAAGGGCGCGCATGCCCGCTATCGTCGCCGCGTCGCCCGCTCAGCGGATTGTGCTTGAGGCGAAGGGGGAATCAGTCCTGCGTTCGGGTGGAGGCGTCACCCATGATGTTTGCACCCAATTGCCCGCACTGCGGCAAGGCCATCACCCTCAATCGCGCGGGCCTTCACGCTCTGGAGCTCACCGATAACCGGCTGTCCGTTCGCGCCTTCGCCGCTGTATGTCCAAACCTCGATTGCAAGAAAGTGCTTGGCGTCATCGCCGATCCGATCCCGCAAGACAGCATGCTGGCCAAGATCATGAAGGCGCTGCGGATCAGTTAAGGCAGCGTTGGCTCAAGGATTTGGCTGCAGCGACAGTTGATGATGTTCTCTGGCGATCCTTCGGGATCACCGGGGTGATCCAGCCACTCTCCGCCGACGAAGAACTTCTCGCCGGGCCCGACCGTCTGGCCGTCTGCTTCTTCGTGCGCTGGCCGGCGCCGGGGGTCTTCGATCGACGCCCAGGTGCGGCGGTTGGGAACTTCGGCACCTTCGCTTGTGAAACGAAGGGCGGCGTTTTGCGCGCTGCCGATCTCAGTGCGGGCGATCGTGCGGGCGCGCGCCAGCGAGACCGAGCCCCCGAGCGCTTCATAAACGCGGCGCGCAGCGCTTGCTTCGCCCAGGCCCTCCAGCGCGGCCGCAGCCAACGTCTCAGTGACGATCTGGCGGGTCGTGCCGGCGATGCGTCCTGCCCGGCGGGGGGCATACTCCCGCACGAAGCGAGCGACCCTCTGGCGAAACTCCTCGCGCCGGCCGCGGTCGCCGCCGCTGGGGGGCTGCGCCGGTGGCGGAGGCGGCGGAGGCGGTGCGGCCGGAGGCGGGGGGCGCGCGGGCGGCGGCGGTCGATCTGGTACGGCCGCGACCACGGCCTCCGCGATCGCGTTCATGACGGCGGGGCTTTTCATGGCCGCGGCCGTGGCCGCTGCGATGTCGCCTTGGGCGGCCGCGATCGAAGCTTCGACGGCCGCGACCACGCTTGGCCGGTCCATCAGCGCGCGCACCACCGCGTCGATGAACACGGCCGCGACGGCGGTCGCCACGATGCCCTTGAGCACGGCCTCGACTTGCGTGCGGCGCGCGGCCGCTTCTTCGGGGGTCTCCGCGCGGACGCAAACGAACCGCTGCGACCGGCTCGGGATGCCCAGCATCTCCAAGCCCATCGCGCCAAAGGCATAGGCCGTCCGCGTGTACCAATCGATCAGCAGATCTTCGACGCGCGCGCGATGGAGCGTCCAGTCGAAGCGGCTTTCCGCTGCCTCGATGGCGCACAGGGCGAACTCGCGCCGCATCGGGATCTCGAGGGATCGGATGTGCTGGGCGTTCGCACGGCGCAGCCGACGCTTCCAGCGCGCGCGCTCAGCCGCCTTCATCGTCGCCCGCGTCCTTGGCGTCGGGCTTCTTGCCTTTTGGCTCGGGCCCATACGCCTCCAGCCCCGCGGCGGCCGGATCGGGTTCGGGCGGGTTCACGACGTCCTCAAGGGTGGAGAGGCCGGCAGAGACGAGTAGCACCTTCCCCTTGCCGCCAGCGAGCGGCTGGTAGCCCAGCTCGGCGCGCTTCTCGTCGAGCTCGAGGAAGTCGGCTTTGGCGACCCGCTCCCAGCGATCCCGCTTGGCCGCCTCCGCCATGGGCGATCGCTCGACATCGAACACGATGCGCAGGCCCGGGTAGAGCGGCTGCACCCACGCGGTGAGCTTCTTGGCGAGGAAAGTGGCGAGCGGCCACACGGCCTGCTCCCAGAGCGCGATCTTCGCCTCGTAATAGTTGGCGAAGGTGTTGTCGCCAGGCAGACCGAGAAGTAGCGGGGGCACGCCCAGGGCCAGCGCAATCTCGCGCGCGGCGGCGGCGCGGCCGTCACCCGCTTCGAGATCCTTGGGCGAGAACCCCATGGCCTTCCAATCAAGACCGCCGTCGAGAAGGAGCGGCCGACCGGCGTTGCTGGCGCCGACGTGCTTCTCCTCCAGCTCGTACTGAAGCCGCTCGAACTGATCGTCGCTGAGCTTGGCGTCACCCTCTTTGGGGGCGTAAATCAGGGCGCCGGAAGGGCGCGCGGCGTTCTCATAAAGCGCGCGCGCATGGGTGATGGCGGCGTTGTGCTCGTCGGCGGCGGCCATCGCGGGCGCCATCATCGGCAGGCCGCGCCAGTGGTCGGTCGGGTTCCAGTGCCGCAGGTGGCAGATCGGCGAGAATTGCCGCGGCCTGCGTTCAAACCGTTTCTGCCCGGCAAAGCCCTCGTAGACATACGCCCCGACGCTGCCGTCTTCCGTCGGCTCGGGGTTCATCTTGTCCGGGGCCAAGGCGTAGAGCTCCTTGAGCTCATTGCGCAGCTCAACGCCTTCAATGAAGCACTCTCCGGCGAGGTAGAGATGACCGACGAGCGCGTCGAGTAGCTCCTCCCAGACCTGATCGGGGTTCGGCATGGCGAGCACCTGAGCAAGCGGGTGCTGCGCCGTGACGTCGGTCTCGCCCTGCATGAGCTGCACCGGCGTGGCCTTGAGCGCGTCGGCGATCATGCGGATGCAGCGGAACACGACCGCGTTGGCTTGGTAGCCTTCCCGGGCGTTCGTCTCGTACTTGGCGAGGGTGCGCTGCAGGACGCGCCCGCCGGTGGCCAAGAACACGAGCCGCCCGATGGCGGAGGCGCGCTTCTCGATGCGCACGGGCGGCGCCGGGATGTGGCGGCCGCGCCGCAGGAGCCAATCGAACATGGCCCGAGGATAGAACCCGCATCAGAGCCTGCGGATGCGCGGCTCATGGCGCGGCCCAAGCATCAGCTCGGTCACCGCCCAGATCGCCGCATCCGCGCGGTTGGGGCTCGCATCGCCCTGGTAGCCGTTTGGCGTGAAGAAGCAGAGTTCGTCTTCGAGCTGCGAAAACCCCCGAGCATGGTGCACGCGTCCTTGCTCATACAGCAGGGACACGGGCTCAGCGCGTTGGGCTTTGCCGCGCGAGGCGGTGATGATCCGGACAGGCCGCCCGCCGCCGGCGGCCTGGATGGTGGCGCGGACCATGTCGCCACCATAGTTGCCTTCGGCCACGATGGCGTCGGCGTCCCATCGCTCCGCCACCGCCTGCACCTTGCCCGCCCACACCTCCGGCCGATCCCGCATCGTGGCGTCCTGCAGGAGCACCGCCTCGTCGCTGTGCTTGAGCCGCCCGGCAGCGACGATGCCGATCTCGTCGCCGCGCTCGCTGTCGGGGGAGCCTGAAGGGTCGACCGCGACCACCACCCGCGAGAACATGTCCCGCACGCGCTCCCAGACCCCGGCGTAGGGTTTGCCCCGCTCGAGCGCCTCTTGCAGCATGGCCCGCGTCCACAGAGCGCCAGGGACATCGTCCAGGATCTCGCCCTCAAGCTCCTGGCGCCCGAGCCGGGTGCCTTCGTACCGTTTCTGCAGATCCTCGATCGCGTCGGCGCTGAGATTGGCGGCGTTGTCATAGGTGCGGCCGCGGGTGACGGCGACCCGCTTGTCGCGGAGGAGCTCGCGCAGCAATGGCAGGGGGCGCGGCGTTGTGGCGATGACGCAGCGCGGCCGGTCGCCGAGGCGCAAGCCCATCTGCAGGTTCGACCAGGTGTCGGCGAGATAGGCCCACGCCGCGAGCTCATCGCACACGGCCCACGAATGCTGCGGCCCGCGCAATTGGTCCGGTTCTTCCGCCGAGAACGTCGTTGCGCGGATCCCGTTCGGCCAGGTGAGGCGGCGCTTGCTGGGCTCATAGACCGGCCGGAAGTAAGGGGGCGAGCTGGCGATGATGCCGGCTGGGCCTTCGACGATCACGTCGCGAACGTCTGCGGCGGTGCGCCCGACGATGGCGCCGGGGCCAAGCCCGCGCTCGGCCTGGCAGCGGACCCATTCAGCGATCGTGCGGGTCTTGCCGAAGCCGCGCCCCGCGAGAAGCAGCCAGAAGCGCCAATCGCCCTCAGGCTCGAGCTGGTTCGCCCGCGCCCACAGCGCCTCCCAGGCGTATTCAACCAGCAGGGCTTCTTCGTCGTCGAGTTCCCCGCGCTCAATGAGCCCGTGAATGAACTGCGCCCGCTCCGCCCGCGGCAACGGCGCGAGCGAGCTTGCCAGCCAGGCGTTGACCTGCGCCGGCGACGTCGATTTGTCCGGAGTGGTTGAGGTCGACCGTCTCACGCCAGCCCATCCGCGTCTTGGCCCAGAAAATCGCCGCGGTGACCTGGCCCTTTTCAGTGCCCTTCGATCCGGACGCGAAGGCGAACAGGTTCTGAGCCACCTTGGCGTTGGCCTTGACACCACCGTAATCGAGTTCGACCCGATAGTGCTTGCGCAACGTCTTCTCGGTGATCTCGAACATCGCGGCGATGTCGGGCTGAGGAATGCCGAACGCCGCCAGCGCCTCGACTTGCGCGCGGGTCTTCTGGGTGGGGATGTGACGGCCGGCCATGATGCAAGCATCATCGGACCGCCGCCGCATGGGGAGACAACAGCACCGAATTGTGCCAGCGTCGTTCAATGCCCGCCTTCAAGGGATCTGATCTCGCCGCGCTGTGCGAGCGCCGAAGCGTGTCGATCCGCCAGCTCGCCGAGTTGGTGGGCATCCACCGCAACACGCTCTCCCGTTGGGTGCGCAACGACGAAGACGTGCCGCTGCAGGCGCGGATGGCGCTTGCCGCCTGGGTGCACGAGGTTGCGCCGATCGAACCGGGCGACGGGTGATGGTGTTGCAGATGACC